ACCTACATTATAACCAGAACTACCTATAACAAATTGATTACTTGATGTTGCTTGTGCTTCTCTACCTAATACTACAGAGTAACTTGTAGATGATGTGGTTTTTGCTGAATATCCTAAAATAACATTATAATTTCCTATAGTTGTAGTAGTACCAGCTTGATACCCTATAGCAACATTACCTTGTCCAGTTGTTATCGCACTTAATGAATAAGCACCTAAACTTGAATTATTTAGACCTGTTGTATTATTACCTAAAGATGCATATCCTACTGCAGTATTGTTTGAACTATCAACACTATTATATAAAGCTAATGATCCTACAGCTACATTAAATGAACTATATAAATCATTATTAAGTGTCAAATTTCCTATAGCAACATTACTAGAACCATTAGTATTATACTCAAGAGAACCACAACCGATGGCAATATTTTGTGCACCAGTACTTATATTACTTAATGCATCTTGTCCAATAGGAATATTACAATTAGTATATGTAGGTACTATAGAAGATTTAAAATCTCCAACTGTAATACCTAATACAGATCCTTTTACACTATCTACTACTGTTGCTGGTATAACTGCATTATCAGGTAGTGCATCAACTATGTTGATTGCTGTTACTGGTATACCATATGTGAATTGTCCTTTAAATGCCATATAAATATTTATTATAAATTATTACTTGCTAAATTTTGCAACTAGAGCAGCTTTCATTTCAGCTATTTTAGCTTCTATTCTTGCTCTGTTAGGATCTGCATTTTCTACAGACATCATTCTTGCTTGTGGTTTAGGTCCCCAGTTTTCTGGTTTTTTACCAAATGATTTATTTTCCATGATATATATTTTTTAAAATTAATAAATAGTAAACTTAAGTGTTTCTCCTTCTATATCTAAGAACTCAAATTCAAATGATACTGCAGCATACATAGCATTAAATGCTGTATTACTTGCAATTACTAAATATAAATCTGCAGCACCTGGTGCATAAAAATCAACTGCAATAGTCATAAGTTCTGCAGGTACTGCATCTCCATTATCATCTGCTATAGTAGCACCGTTTGCAAAAGCACTTACAAGAGGACTTGGAAAAGGAACATTAACAAATGCACCAACACTTCCTGAAGTTTTCCATGGTAAATTAAATAAATAATTACCATTTACATTTTCAACTGTACCAATATACTCTACTACAATAGTGTCATTCTCACTTAAATCATAACTTCCTGCTACCTTATAACCTACTAAGTTTGCTGCAAATGCAGTTGGAAATGCAGGTGTATCTATTATATTAGTACAAGTAGGTAACATTGTTGGTGTAATAGTCCAAGGGTAATCATCATATATACCAGTTCTATAAGTATCATTGCATAATTGTTTAGCAAAGTCTGCTACAGATATTGCACCGGCAAGATAGTCATCATCTCTTCTACCATCTTTTAAACCCACAGGTAGTAAAGTTCTAGCAGGATCTACTGAGGTTACAAACCTTTTACCATTTTTAAGCCAAGAAATAAAATTAAGTATATCCATTTTACTATGTAGTTTATATATACTATAATATACAAAAATTTCATGAATAAAAAAAATCCCCAGAACAAAAGTTCCAGGGATTCCCAATTAACCACGTAACTATAAAGAATTAATTCTTCTTTGTAAATATACTAAAGCTTTTTGTAAATCCTCCTTTTCTTTAGATTTATTTTTCTTTCCAGCTCTAGCTACATACTTAATAACATTACCTAGATAGAAATCTTTATCTAATTCCCAAGCTTCTAATACATTAAACACTTCATATGTACTATCTTCTCCACCATAATGAGCTGGTCTTATAGCACTATACTTCTTACAAAACAACTCTTCGGCTTCTACTTTAGGAGGAGATTGATATCTAAGTTCCTCATCATGCCATTCCTTAGTTGCACTTCCCATAGTCTCATATATATATTCTTCCTTAGGTGACATAGTTATTAATATTTAAAAGCAATATCAAATTCTTTTACCATCAATTTCATTGCGCCATCAATCTCTACTTTCTCAGCACCTTCTAATCCGTAACCTTGTACATATACCTTGTCACCAACTTGTACTTTCTCTACTTCATCACCAATAGCAAACACTTCTAACTGAGACCATTTCTTAATAGCTTCTTTCTGTAATGATTCTTTGTCAGCATCATTCAACTGAATAGTTGATTCTTTCATTTCTGGTATGTTTATCAACACCCTTTTTCCAAATAATTTTTCCATGATATTTATTTATTAAAATTAATTACTTTCTCTACTGCTGTTTGAGCACCAACTAATTCTCCTATTGCATGATCAAACAACAAACTCTTTACTGGAGATTTATAAGATGTATTATAATCATCCTTAATTATGTTAGCCATCTCAGCTATCATTCTCCTTACTTTACTTACTGTATCATCATTAGCATTACTGAACTCAGTCTCTGCTAAGATTTCACCAAATGACTTTATCTTAGTTTCATTCAGTTCCATTTCCATTCCTTTAGTTTCTGTTTCCATATATTTATTTTATTACATCATCATAAGTTAATCTAAACACATCCGGCTTGCATGCATAGAACTCATCCTTAATCCCTCTAATAACATAATCCCCTACACTAGATCTCATAGGCCCTTCCAATGTATCTATAACCAATTCAACATTTGCTGAATCTTTAGACACAACAAAGCTAGCATACTCACCAACAAACTCAAAGATCTCAGATCTATTATCTCCATTCCATATAACTGCATAAACCTCAATAGGTTTTTTTACATATCTCTTTACCATTATGCTAGAAATCTTTTATCAGTTAATAATATAGGAAGTACAGGTTCTTCAGTCTGAGTTAACAGCTGAAACTTTAACTGTTCTAGTAAACCTATTACAGTAGGTATTGAATCTTCAGAAATTTTTGCTACTTGTATTTCTATTTCACCATCTCCTTTAGAGACAATAGATAAAATAGTCTTAGACTCATTGACAATACTTTTCATATACAGTTTGTTGGTACAACAAATATAAAAATATTTTTGTAACCATAACCAAACTCCATAAAAAAAACCCTAGGTTTTAACTAGGGTTAGTTTCAATAAATAATTATTGGAGAATATATAAAAAGTAAGCACAACAAATGTAGCACTATTTCCGGATATACAAAAAAATTTTTATAATAATTTTCTCCCCTACCTCAGACTCCGGGTACACTTAACCAAGGTTACTACCCCCCGGCCTTACTAGCACCGTATATAAGAGATGGAGATGGAGCCCCAATGAAAGCACCCCGGCCCAAGCTGCAGCTAGGGGTACCCCCTATCTTTGCTGGCAGGGCACTTCATTTCAGCCAACCACACCAAACTTTTTTCCTTCGGAGAAAAAGTGTTGTAGTGTGTCTGTCTGGCTAACCCTGAACTGAATCTAAATTAAATAATTTAGACTATGAAAACTTCCACTACCGTTCCAGATTTCAAGACAACCACCATCAAGATTTGCAAAAGCAAATTTGACTGGTGTTATGCCGGTTTTGATATTATCAACAAAACCTGGCATACTTTTGGCAAAGCATATTGCCAAAAGATAGGCCTTGAAGAGGGCCAGGTTTACACCATGGACCTCTTCCAAAAGACCTACAATGGCCGCACTGAGTGGGCCATTGGCAAAGTATATGGCAAATAGCCATATACTTTTTTTTTCAGTGAGTGATTCCTGTAGATTATTACAGCATAGTTTTCTCTAACCCTTAACTGAATACAAATAAATATATACAGTTATGCCAAAATATTATGTATGCCTGAAACATGGCATAGCATGGATGGGTGAGACCCAAGAAATGCAAGCTGACTATAACTATGGTCAGCACATCCACTATTTTGCCTCTGAAAATGAAGCACATGACTATTTGTGCTACATTGAAGCATCTATTGATGCTGAGGTAGACAAACTATGTGGTGGATATGACACAGGAGAGTAATCTCCTGTTTTCTATTTTTTACTAACCCTTAACAGAACTTAAATAAAACTTACAGTTATGTATACAGTGTTAAATAAAACAAATGGTAGTTGCCTTTATTTTAAAGATAACTTTCCTGCCGCCTTTATAGAAGAGCGGTTAAATAATGGAGAAAAGATAATAGTTATATCTTCTTATTCCCATACTGTTAAAGTCCCTGAGAAAGTAGACGGAGAATGGGTATGGGAGGATTATACCTATGATCCGGTTATTGTTGAATAAGACTACAGGAGAGAAATCTCCTGTTTAGTTTTTCTTTTCCCTCTTCTTTCTAACCCTTAACTAAACTCAAAATAATTATAAACCAATTAAATATATAAGTATATGAAAACAGTATTAGAAGTTGCATTGAGTACTAAGTTCAATGCAGAACAAGTTCCTGCAATAATAGAGATACTAGGTAATACACCGAATACAGATGTTGCTGCAGAGATAATATTAGGCATCTATATAGAACCTGTTATCAGTGAGGATTCTGTACTAGATAACAAACTATGTACATTTCTAATGTACAACAAATGGCAAAAAGAGGTAACCTATACATATACTACTGTAAAAAGACAACAGATATATGTAAACAAAAATGCTGATGAAGACAGTATCACAGCAGAGAACTACAAAGAGCATGTGATTGATAGGAATGATGCATTTGGAAGTAATACAAATGGCAAATGGATATGGATAACATTTCCAAATGAAATAGAAACCAAAACATCATGGACCCAATTAAGTAGTTGGGAACAAGGTGCATCCAGAGTAGGAGAAATGCAACCATAAAAGGCTTCGGCCTTTTTTGTTTTTAGTATTCCCTCTTTCTTCTAACCCTTTACTGAATTTGTATTACAATTGTATCTGAACTAATGATGATACTATATGTGTAATACATATGATGTAACCCAGCTATAAGGCTGCACCTTATGACTTTGGTGTATAAGACCTAAAAGAGGATTAGTCATCCAGCAAACAGAACAGGTGCATCCTGTTTTGTTTTTTTTAAAAACCCTCTTTTTTCTAACCCTTAACTTATTTTGATAACAATTTTATAAACCAATAAACAATTACAGCTATGAAAGCAATTTATGAATCAAATTATGTGCAAGTAAAAGAAGGTGCCGGTAAAGGTAAAGTGTTCCACATTTACAGTATTGTGGGCAGTAAAGATGAACTGAAAGAGTTCACATCATCACCACAGTTTAAGAAGTACCCGAGAACCAATAAGGTAACCGGAGCACCACAGCTTGTGACAATGTACATGGACCCATTGAGAGATGAACTGCCATTGTACAAGAAAGACAATGGTGATTTCACCCTAGACGGTAGTGAAACCCGCAAAGATGTGGGCAGATTAGAAGCATTGGCAAAGATTAGTCCAGCTATGGAGACTGCCTTTGCTACCACATTAGTAGCAAGAATGGATAGACCGAAAGGGCTAATGGAGAGGATGAAAGCAGAGGAGACTCAGGAGAGTACACCTGCAGAGCTAGACAAGATCTAGTGTACCAAGAACAAATAGGCTTAGGCCTATTTGTTTTTTAGTAACTATACCCTCTTTTTTTCTAACCCTTTACTGAGTAAGTGTGACATAATGCTAAAGCATTATGTCTTTTTTGTATAGTATATAGTATATATGTATATAGTATATAGAAGACAGTGTATATATAATGTATATAGAAGAGAGTATATAC